CAGGATTACGCCATGCAGTTGTGCAACGAGGCGACGGTCTTTTCATAGCACCGTTGTATCAACAATTTAAGAACTTCGCTAGAACGAGCCTTAATGCATGTAGAGAACTTCGCTAAGCGAGACTCTTACGCAGAATTCTGAGATTCTTTGGTCAAAACAATTTATCCATACTTTTAGGTATGGGGTGGGGTAGCCATTCCTCACCGGGGGGGTAGCCAGTCTCTTCCGACGTGGTTAGCCAAAATCACGCACTTTTGTTCGTTAGTTTCATTTCTTTTGACAATATAAAATATAAAATCCAAAAACAATATAAAACGCCCTTGGTTTTTAACCTTGATTGAGCAAAAATATGGCTGATAATCCCTAACTATCCTGCTCTCAAATTCCAGAGATTGACAGTATTTCCGGTGGTCATTCGACAACATAGTGGTAGTCTATTTCTCTACTCTGTTTTATCAATTTTCCTGTGAAAATGATCTACTCGAAGAGTCGTTTGAAAGCGTAACTGTTCCAGTTTGGAGAGCTGTAATTCGACAACCCTTTTTCAAACAGAGCAATCGATATGGTGACAAATAAAAGAAATGGTGTTGGTATGGGAGATCTTGATCTCAAAGGCTATAAAGGCATTAAAGGTTTTGTCAATCGCAATATACGGTTGTTGGAAAAAACAGATAAGAATGATTCAAAAAATAAGAATCGTTCACGCGATTGTTCTCGTAAGGAGAACAGGGACGCTAAACGCGCCCATTTCCAGATGTTTTCAGCATTTGGACAGGCATCTGAGTTGCTTCATGATATGCAAGATGAAGACCTCATTGGAAAAGCCAGTGATACCATGGATGAAATTCGTAAGGCTGCCGCCAAGTTTGGCGATATGCCTGAAAAATTAGCTTCTGTGTTGAGTAGTTTGGAAGAGACATTTGCACATATTAAACCTTATGTGGCCGGTGTTTCTTCTTTTGACAAGATTGTCAATTCTAGCGATGTTCCTATAGGGGTAAGGGATTTCCTTGAGAAATTATTTAAGGATCCTATTGGTCTACTTAAAGCCCTTATTTCGAGTGTGCCAACTCTGTTGCTGAATAATCCCATTACTTCCATCGGTGCTTTGGTTGCACTGGTAGCGTGGGGTTTTGCGACTTTATTGTATTCGTCGTCAGTCTGGTTATCAGATTTGATGTCTTGGATCTATAAGAAACTTAGTTTCTTGTGGAAAGTGAACGTTAAAGATGAGAATGGTGTTAAGACTGCAGAATTGCAAATGTTTACTGAGTCATCAGTAGATAGCATAGGGCAAGTTCTTTCAGCACTTTTGTTTTTTGTCACTACGAAGAGTGATAGCTGTCGTGATTGGACACAAATTAAGTGGTCTAAACTTGTTGACTCTTTCAGGAATTATAAACCTGCCGCTGAAGGAATCAGTTCATTTTTGAAGAACATTTATGATTTCTTCATTTACATAGTGAATAATTTCTTAGGTATGCTTGGGTATGATTTGCAACTCGATTTTGTCAAGACAGGTATCGAACGTTTTGATAAAATTGTGGCTGATGTTACTGATATGCATTCACGCTACGTTATTGGTAGATTACCTTTCACGGAAGTTAGTTATGCTAAGCTAACGGAGCTGAATAAAGAGTTGGATGATTTCCTTGCTTATAACAAGGTGGGAGTTATGAAGACTACTATTGGTGCGCGTTTGCTACCATTGCGATCAGCTCTTCATAAGTTGTCCGAAGCTTTTCGGAGTTCAGATTTCATGATTGCTGGTTACAGGGTGGAACCCGTTGCCCTATTGCTTACCGGGAGACCCGGAGTCGGCAAATCTACCTTGGTTGAGTATTTGCATAACGCCTTGGGCAGCGCCTTAGTAGGTGAAGAATTGCGAGAGCAGTTCGAAGAGGATCCTACAAAGTTCATGTACAACAGGTGCCAGGAAAATGTTTATTGGGAAGGCTATTCGTTAAAGTCTACTACAGTAGTGTTCGATGATTTTGGCCAACAACCAGATTCTCGACAGAATCTGGATAGTGAACCAATGAATATTATTCGTTCTGCAAATAGTTTTCCTTACCAGTTGCATATGGCTGAATTGTCTCAGAAGGCGAATTCGTATTTTAGGTCTCCTTTGATTATCGCTACTTCAAATCTTGAAAGGTTCGATTTCGAATCTATTAGGGAAGCTGCAGCAGTCGGTAGGAGATTTGATTTGGCTGCGGATGTTTTTGTTGCTCCACAGTATGCTAAAGAGTCAATGTGCGGCGATATGGTTATTGATCCTGAAAAGCTTCCAAAAGACTCAGAAGGACGTACACACGTCCCTATTGATGCTTTTATTTTTAGGCTCTATGATCCCGTGTTGGTTATGACAAAAGGCGAGAAGAGATACAAAGGCGAAATGTTTTTTGGTCAATTCGTGTCTAAAGTGCGTAATTTGCTGCTCGATAAGAAAGAAAGATTCAAAGCACAACGTCAGTATGCTAAGACACTCATTGCTGAGTCGTGTTTGGATAAACAAGACGCTTATGACGAGCGTCTTGTAGACCCGGACGAGGTGGTGGGTAATGTCGATGGTTCTACTGTTTCTGCTGAAACATTGCGTGCAATGTGTAAAGAACACTTGGCCGCAGATATGGAAGATCTTGTTTCTGTAGACGATTTGCCTGCTGTTGATTTGGAAGTCAAAGAACGATTCGATAAACTTCCAATCGCAGTACGTAAGGCTTTTCATTGGACTTTTTCCGGGGATGTACCATTTACCAATGGAGAAGCTGGAGGGTTTAGACTACGCTTGCGTGCTTGGCGTCTTTTGCTGAGAAAGAAGTCTGGAGGCTATGCGGTGTTTTTGCCTTTAGTAGATGACGATGCAGGATTTATTCGACAGTTGCTTGGAAGTTTGTATGATTGTGTTAAAATTAGTTTTATGACTAAAGTTTACATGTATGCATGTGCTTTCCAAGAATTTAAAAAACAATTCGACGAAAGCACACATCCTTATTTATTGTTCTTCCCGAATCTGTCTACTGTAGCGAATGAGTTTGTACTCGCAGCAGCGCGCTTACCCAGTCGCTGGTTGGACTTGACTAATAATCCTATGGCAATGGTTTTTGATTTTGTAGTTTCCTATTGCGCGACCAGCGCTATTTCGTGGCTGGTTAAGAAGTTGTGTAAATGGGTTTTTCCTGCAGAAAGGATAGTAGATTCAGAGGTCCAATCAGTTGGTGCTACTGGTAAAAGCCATGCGTTTAAGACGTATGGCAGAACGTCCAAAACCACTGGAGTTCCTAAAAAGGCACTTCAGATGGGAGATGAAGGGAAATTGTCAGCTTGTGAGTCGTTCACTAGAGGTATTCTCAGAGCCAACATGCGAAAGATTACTGTCGTTCGCAAAGGTAAAGGTGTTGATGACGTCAAACATGTAGCCAGTCTTGGTTACTTAATTGGTATTGTCGGCAAATATTACATTGGCTGTGCACATTTCCCTGCTAAGCTGATGGAAACCTTTGAGGGTAGAGACTTGTCTCTGTACCATCTCAGACTCTCTAGGCATAGTAATGGAGGGCATACTTTAGGTGATGATTTTATTCCTTTTGAAGAATTCATCACCAGCAACTATTATCCTGACTGCTGGGAACAACAGAAGTCAGATTTGTTGGTCTACTATTTGCCTAGTGTGGGCAACATAGTAAGAGACATAAGGGATAAGTTTGCGGACGATAGGGCTATTAAAGCGTATGGTCTTGTTGAACATTCAGCATATTTTCCTGTTTATGACCAATTGGCTGGTTGCATGGAGTTGCCTATTGTTCCCGTTCATATTCCCTCTTCCTATGCTATTCGCGTTGATGATATAGTTCTTAGGAAAATAGGCGTTAGTAAGGTTTCCACTAGGGTTGGCGATTGCGGTCGCGTGCTTGTTCCTCTGGACCAGGTTGGAGGAAAACATGTCATTCTCGGTATGCACTTTGCAGGAGACGGCGGAGGCACAGAGGGTTACTTTTCTATCCTTAGGAGAGAAGAAGTGGCTCTTGCAATTAATGATGCTATTAAATCCTTTGAGGAAGTTCCCATAGTAGAGAAGTTTGCAGAGGCTCAAATAGGACATGTTGAAACTTTTTATGAAAGGTTTGAGGTCATGGAGAGACTTGCTAAGATTCCTCCTACTGTGGCTTGGTCAAAGTTGAAGAGAACCAAGGTTGTATTACCTCATAGTGTTTATAAAGGCTCCAAAGCTCCTGCGTTACTTCGAAAGAAGATACGTGAAAGTGATGGAGTTGCTATAGATCCTTGGAAAAACGCTCTTGACAAGTATTGTACTGAGCCAGTTCCTTTGCCTCATAGTATGCTTAAGGATGCTGCTGGGGCTTTGGAAGCACGATATGTTTCTTTGAAGCGGTATGGAGAGTTTCGACTTTATACTTTTGAAGAAGCATGTGGGGGTTTGGTAGATGATCCTTGGTTTTCTAGCCTAGATAGAAACACTTCCCCTGGTTTTCCTTGGATTCAAGAAGGAATATCTAGGAAGGATATCTTTGGTACCTGTGAAGAATTTGATTATTCTTCCAAAGCCGCCCAATTATTGAGGGCGGATGTTGAGGATACTATTGAAGCAGCGAAACATGGAATACGCCGGAAGCACATCTTTAAGGATTGTCTCAAAGATGAACTGCGACCTTACGATAAAGTGATAGAGGGAAAAACCAGAATGTTTTCTGGATGCCCTCTTACTTTGTTGGTAGTTTATCGGATGTATTTTGGGTCTTTTAGCAGGTGGTTCAATGTTGTAAACGTGGATATTGGGTCCGGAGTTGGTATTGATCCTCTTGGGCCCAAATGGTCAGCGATAGCAGAACGACTTTGTGCAGCAGCACATGGTAGTACTGGTATTTGTGCTGGCGATTATTCTCGTTATGATGGCTCTGAAAAACCTTTTATCCATGATTTGATTTTGGGTGTTATTGAGACCATGTATAAGGGGTCACCCGAAGATCGCTTAATTCGAAGAGTCCTTTGGCTGGAATTGACAAATTCTCGCCACGCTATGGGAGATGTTGTATATGAGTGGTTGTCTTCTTTACCAAGTGGACACCCTCTAACTGCCATCGTTAATACCATGTATAATCACATAGCTTTCATTACCGTATGGGCCATTTTGGCCCAGAGAGAAAGAGTTGAACATGATGCCTTCTCGTTTTATGAGAATGTTTCGTTTTTTGCTCTTGGTGATGATAACGTGTGGTCATGCAATCCCGAGGTTCGTTCATGGTTTAATCATGAAACAGTGAGTGTAGCTATGAAAGAATTAGCTTTAACTTATACTGATGAACTTAAAGGGGAGGCGAACACCAATCTCTTTAGAGATATTAATGAGGTCACATTTTTAAAACGTGGTTTCGTTCATACACCAAAAGAGAGTCCTTATTGGAGAGCTCCGTTAGAGTTTCCTTCTATTTTGGAGAGGTTGCTCTGGTGGAGGAAGTCTCCAGTTGGGGAAACTGCTCTGGTTCTGACCAACGCTCAAGCAGCATTGTATGAACTTGCAGTACACGGCAAAGACACTTTTGAGAGGTTTGCTCCTTTCATTATCGACGGTGTCAATGTCTATGGGAATTTAGAATTTACCACTTATTATGCGTGTAAACGCAGAGCAGGGTGGATTTTCAAATTGCCTTTTGTCGATGAACAGGCTAGTGACTGGTTACCAACGGAATATGATTATGATGATGCAGCATATCACCCGGATGGCTTTCATGATGCAACGAGCTTGGATATTTATCCTTACGCACAGTGCGGCTCGGAGGCAGTCCCTCCAAACACAGTGCAAAGCATCACACCTCTGCAGACAATGACCCGGTCTGTAGAGTACCAAATGGGGGTCACAGAATTTAATGACAAAACTCACGTGCAAATGCGTACCAATGCGCGCGATACTGGGTTTGGAAATATTGGTACGAACTTCAACGACGCGGAAGTTACAGAATCGCGCGTCGGGTTAGTGCGACCGGTGCCGCGGTCGCTCATTGACCAGTCAGCGGCTAATAATAAGAATACTATTCAAGATTTTCTTGGCAGACCTTTTGCGTACTATCAAGGAAACTTGGCGAGTACTGATAGTGCTACGACCTTTCCAAGAACTTGGAATTTGGTTTCAGTACTTTCAAACACTTATTATTTACAGAAAATGCAAGGTTTCGCAGGGATTAGAGCTACTTTAGTGGTTAGACTCCAGGTGAACGCTAATAGGTTCCAGCAGGGCAGATATATTCTTGCCTGGCTGCCGACTGTTGGTGCTGATTCTGACCCTATTTCATTGAACGATAGGAGCAGAATGCAAGCATTTTCCAAAACACAAATCACACAGCTTCCTCATGTTGAATTGGACATCAATTGTGACACTGAAGCAATTTTGAGAATTCCATACGTGTCAAACACGTTGTATTTCCCATTTTCTTCTTGTTATGGTGGTGCTAGAGACTTTGGCGATGTAGGTAATTTCTTTGTTTACCCATATTCGCCTTTAGTTTCTGCTGCTGGTTCTACTACAGCGGGTTATACTGTGTGGACTCATTTTGAGGACATAGAACTTCTTGGCTCTGCTACTTACCAGATGGGTAAAGTACAGGACCAGGAAGTTAAAGAATCTGAAAACCACGGCATAGTGTCTGGACCAGCAATGAAAGTCGCTAAGGCAGCTACGATACTGGCAGATATTCCACTGTTGTCGTCATTTATGACGCCAACTGCTTGGATGGCTAATGCATTTTCGAATGCTGCAGCCGCTTTTGGTTTTTCGGCTCCCTCTAAATTTGGTGCCGTGGAAGGAATGACGCCCTTCCCTGTTGCACATATGAACGCGTCAGATGTCCCACGTAACGCTATGACAGTAGGAAATGCACAGCATAACCAGGTTATTTCTGTTTCGGGACTTGGTGGTACAGATTTTGATGAAATGTCTTTCTCATATCTGTTCCAAATACCTGCTTACTTGTATACATATACTTGGACAACTTCCAATGCAGTTGGTACGGTTGTAGGTATTACAAACAATGGTACTGGAGCGTGGTTTAATTCTGTCTCTGACGGAACTGCCACACTCATTAACAGACCACCGTTTTCATTCATTGCTGCTATGTTTAGTCAGTGGCGTGGATCAGTGGAATTTACATTTAAGTTTATTAAAACGGAGTTCCATTCAGGGCGATTGGAGTTCGCCTATTATCCGTATGTTGCGGATTCATTGAACACTCCAGCTACATCTCAACAATTGAGCACATATGTTTATCGAGAAATTGTAGACATTCGTTATTGTAACGAGTTCAAGTTTAGATGTCCGTATATTTCACCTACGCCGTGGATTCATACGGGAACTGGCGGGACGGCGGGTTCAATTTACATTCGTGTTGTTGATCCTCTTGTTGCGCCAGCTACTGTGTCCTCTACAGTTACCATACTTGTGGAAGCTAATGGAGGACCAGATTTTGAAGTAGCAGGGCTACCGAATGCGTTTTTGCAACCGGTTACCCCCGCTACTTATCAAATGGGCATGGTAGAGAATGAAGATTCTCCTAGCCCATGTGAGGTGGAACAGTATGAGATAGGTACGTTGACAAACGACCTGTATTACTCTGCTGTTTCTGTGGGTGAAAGGATTAACTCCTTTCGCCAGTTGGGTAAGAAGTATTATCCCATACTTTGGAATAATGCTGTTGTTGGTACAACTGATTTTACTCCTCCAGCGGGGTATTTTTCAGCCATTTACCCAACAGCTTCCACTATTGTTACTAGTGGAGCTATTGGACTTACTGGAAATAGTTTCTCTGATTTGTTCTCTATTCTTTCTTCTGCGTACGGTTATTACCGTGGTGGTGTCAGATTGAGACTTTCTTCAGTTTCTAGTCAGGGCGAAGGTGGTACCCTTCGCTATGTCGTTGGAGTCTGGGCGACACCTAATGGGCAACCATCAGGTGTGAACGCTCCTGTCTTCTATCAGACTACCAATACGAATGTGCACTCTATTCCTCCTATTAATTCTATGATTTCGAATATTTCGATTTTCAATGATGAAGCGACAGGTGGCGTGGACATTCATGTACCAGCTTACACGCCGAAATTGGTTCGTGCTACAGGTTTAGAGACTTGGGTATGGGCCAATTCCGCAGGATCAGGTGTGTGGGCTACTCCAGCACTCAATGCGAATCAGGTGTCGCCTTTGGCGATTACAGTCACGGCAGGGAACGTACAGTTCCAGTCAGTGTGGTTCCGATCGATGGCTGACGATGGTGAGTTCGGACGATTTATTTCGTTCCCGCCTACGTCCACCTAGCGGGTGGAGAGCAGTTCTTTTGAACTGCCCCGGTTTGATACACCGAGTAGTGCGATTTTCTTTCTCTTTTACACGAACAATGTTTTGACGGATTTACTGGGTTTGCCGTCTAGCAAGAGCAAGATTCCTCCCGGCTTGACTAGGGGTTTTGTTTGCTGTTTTAGTTTCCTTCGTTTCTATGATGATCCTTCCGCTCCTCAGAGGATAGGTGGATAGTATGATGACGGTATGTTTTTAGTTGAGGCTTTAACCAAAGGCTAAATTTCATATTAGAGTACTTGAAGCACTGAGGCATATATACAAAACGTGCTGATCTTTGCATCCAATGCAGATGTTCTGATCGGG